GTGACGAAGACTAAGAATGCGATGTTGACCATTAACAGCGCAATAGCGATCGGATGGCCCGTCATCGAGCCGACCGCGGCCTTCAAGGCCTCGCTGAATGGCATAGCGGTTTACCGCTTGCGGGGAATCACCCCTAACCCGACAAATGTCGGATCGATCATATACCTGGATTGATCAACTGTAACGGGACCGCCGGGACTGATCGGCGTGCCGGGCGGCACCACCGGGGGCGTCACTGGTGCCGGCGCCGGGTGCGCGGTGTCGTAGGTGGTCTTGGCGGCTACGGCGGCGTTGACCGCCGCCACAGTCGCCAATCTCTCGTTGAACACATTCATCGGGCCGGCCGGCTCGACGGTGCCTTCGAAGTCGTTGTAGCTAGGATTCTTAGGCCATTCGGTCATTTGTCGGCTTTGTTGGCTCGATCGGCACGCTGGTCGCGTTGCTCGGCCGAGACGGTCGGGTTGGCGCGTTGCAGCGGATCCGGCTGGCCTGGCTGGTCCGGCGGCATGTTAGGATTGAGCGGACTATCGGGCGGCTTGGCCATCGGGTCGCCGTCCGGCTCCGGGTCGTTGCCGGTCGGGGTGGTCTTGGGCTTTTCCGATCGCTGTTCGGGCGTGGTGCCGGCCTGGCGGGTCTCGCCATATTGCCGTGCGGTAGACTTGGGGTCTTCCTTGTCGTCGTCGTCGTCGTGGTCGTCCGACTTCTTGGACATCTTGGCTTTCCTCTTCCTACGGGGTGCAGCTGGCCGCTGGCGCGTGGTCACCTTGCGCTTGCGCGCAACAACCGGGCGCTTTCGCTTGTTAGCCTTCATGAGCGTTTTCTCTTGTTGGCTGCGGTCTCAACCTCGTCCTGGCCGGCTTGTTCCGATGTCATCTTCACGCCAGTGCCGATCATCGGCACTTTGCCGACCTTGACGATGACATTGGCCGGGCCGTCGATCACCAGGGTCTTGCCCTCAAGCACCTCATAGTGAATTGCCATAATGAGTCTTCCCTAGTTGGATGTTACTGACAGTGCCTTGATTGCACTCCAACACTTTGGCGATGTCCATTTGTGACATCAACCCGCGCATACCGCGGGCGTAAGCTTGTCCAATCGGCGGTACGCAATACTGTGGTCTGTTCCTTGATTGTGTCAAAGGAGTAGCCCAACGGCAATTCTCCCGGCTGTACGGCCCATCACCGTTAATCCTATCAAGCGTCATACCGCGGGGCGGTTCGCCCATGTCAGCTAAGAATTGCATGTAATCGTCCCACGCCGGATCAATCGTTACGTGAGAGTACCTCGGATCGTTCCGCACTCGGTTACGCAAACCCATCCATTTCATGTACGAACGCGGGTACTGACCACCACGAAGCGCACCGTGCGTAACTAAATGTTCACCTCGTCTCAAGGATCACTCTCTATCGTTTGCGCTTGGCCGGCTGCGGCGGCGTGTACGCCTGCTTGGTCGGCGCGTTCATCTTAGTGATGAACCCGTCCAGTGTCAGCGGCGGGGCGCCCTCCTGGGCGCGCAGCCGGTTCTCATGGTCGTACAGCACCAGCTGCTCGTTGCTTGGCTCCGGCTCGACCTCCGGCGGCGGCACATACGGATCTGGCGTGTTCGGCACCGCGAGCCATTTCTGGTACTCGGCGTAGTCGCGGTTGGCCGGATCGTTCGGTATGCACGCGCCATCTTCGGTGCGGATGACGGAGCTTTCGGTTGCGGTGAGTTGATAGTCAGCCATCAGAGCCTCGCGTCGATTGAAAAGAATGTTGTCGCGTCTACGGACTGACACACAACATTGCCCGCCGCAGTAGAGGTGACAAACCAGTTGAAGCCAAAAGCCCCGTGCCCGTTAACTGCCGGTTGACCGCAGTTAAGGGCTTGCCATGTGCCGTTTTTTGTTATCGTCGGAGCAGAGCGCATATCAGGAGCAAAAACGGTCTCCTGAGTAAAATTGATGGATGCCGTGCCTGCATAAGCCTGCAACGACGGTTCAGCAGTAAAGCCACCTAATTTACGATAATACCTCTGACATGTCAGCAATTCCTGATCATACGGGCGCATGATCAGCGGCGACTGCGCGGCGGTCGGCGCTTGGCTGCCGGGGAGAACGACGACGCCACGTAGAACCACGTATTGGTTTGTGGCTGATACAGCATTAACTTGCCCTAATGCAGCAAGGTAATTGCCTGTTAGCCATGTATTTATTGATGGGGCGATATACGTTGCGCCACACGCTGCGGCGAAGCTGATAACTAAGCCTGAACCGTTAGTTACACCCCAAGTACCACTTGTACACCCCGGAATTGTGATACTTTTATATTCAAACGCATTCGCTACGTTTTGCGTATATGTCGTGACGTAGCTGCGATCAGACGTGCCATTGCGAACAGAAACGCAGTACGTTCCAACCACGGTATGTTGTGACCAAAACGCAATCGTAATTGGCTTTGCATCGGACCCGCCCCAAGCTAATCGAGATGTACGATAGCCCTCTACAGGCTGAACGAGAAATACATAATTGCCTGCGGCCAACGAAGGCTGCGCTACAGTTGCAGCAGTATAAAGCCTACTCTGAAGACCGGCATAAGGTACACCAGCATCCGCAGCGGCAAACGGAGCCATCGTGCCATTGAATTGCAGCACCCAACCGTCACAAACATAGTTACTGGTTGTTGTCTGAGTTGTTCCTTTCTCCTGACTGATTTCAAACCCGCCGTTGATCTGCATGCCGCTGGTGCTCATCGCGTCGAACGGCGCGGCGTAAGCCTCGACAAAGTCGCGGCGCACGGCATTGGCAGCCGCGGGCGAGGTCGGCAGCGTCAGATGCCCGGTCATGGTATCGCCGCCGCGCTGGACATAGGTCAGCGCGCTTGGGGTCATCGCCAGCCAGGCGGTGCCGTCCCACTTGTACTGCGGGATGCCGGCAATAGCCGGAGTAGGGTACAGCTCGCCGATGATCGGAGCGGCTGGGAAGTTGATGCCCATCACATCCACTCCACGTTGACGTAGCTATCAGCAGCAAATACATCACCAGCCGGATCACCAAATATGCGCAAAGCTAGGACATTGAGTGCAGAACCGACAGGAGGAATACCCAACCAAGTGTTGTAAAATCCATGACCCATGCCGTTCACCCCAGTATATGCAGATGATCTAAATTCACCTGTAAACACTTTACTAGTTGTTGGTCGCCTTAAGCTAACTAAGCCATCAAATGTGATTGGAATGTCTCCATTGTTTGCGCCTGATGAAATTGACATAAAGGTTCCCGCTAACATCGGTGCACCCCAAATTGCAGCAGGTGTGTTGCCTGCGTAGTGAGTGTAGCCATTCATCACGTAGTCGTTAGATGCTATGAACACGCCAGCAGCCGTACTCAATCGCAATCCTAAACTTGTCATTGTGTTGGATGCTAACCAAAGAACACCATTCAACCGTGCATTCATTGCTCCAGTCGGTACTTGTATATCGACTGACTTAACGCCAGCAAACGACACACGCTGAAAGCGTGACGCCGGAACACTCGCAGCATCACCAGCATCAACATATTGCTTTGGCGCCGCATGCAGCGCGACAGTCGGGTTGCCCTTCAAGGTCAAATCGCCACCCATGGTGTCGCCGGCCTTGGCGACAAAGGTCGAAGTATCGACCGCGGGCGTGGCGACCGCCTGGACCCACTGCGAGGGGCCGGCGCCGTCGTTGTAGCGGATATAGAGCAGGCCATTGTCGCTGTCCCACCACATCGAGCCGTCCGGCGGCAGTGTGGGAGGGTTATCGCTGATGTAGAGCGACGACTTGGCGTCGACGTATTGCTTGGTGGCAGCCTGCAACGCCGCCGCCGGGTCGGCCGGCAGGGTGAGCGCACCGGACATGGTATCGCCGGTGCGCTTGACGAAGGCGAGCTGGTCCTGCGACTGCGCCACCCAGGCGACGCCGTCCCAGCGATACTGCGGGACGCCGGCTTGCGGCGGGGTGGGGTGCAAGTCGCCGATTGATGGGAAGTTGGGGAAGTTAATGCCCATCAGAGCCTCGCGTCCAGTTTAACGTAATCAGCAGTTATGAGGGCGGGCTTTCCTAACGTTGCGCCACTAAAACCAGACACAGAGAAAAGACTGCCCTTAACTGTGTTATAATTAATCGCAACCGCAGAACCCACACCTGTACGCAGTGCTACTCCTGGTTCAAGGATGCCGGGCGTTGTCGTAGTCAATGAAATTGTCGGAAGACCCCTAAATTCAACAGAATACTGTAAGCTCACTTGAGCATCGCTCGCTGTCGTCCATGAACCGACTGCACCTATACCAACTTGTTGCCAATATCGTTTGCACGTCGCCAACTCTTGGTCATACGACCGCATCAGCAGCGGCGACTGCGCGGCGGTGGGCGCCTGAGTGCCGGGAAGAACGACGAAGCCGGTAACGTAAAACCGACTGGTTGTCGTACTAAGAAGGTTTTGCGACGATCCTGTTGTTTGATTTGCCGCCGTCCCACTCCAACTATTTGGCGTAATTGGACTTGCTGCTTTGCCTGCACAGAAAAGATCAATGATTATGCCAGCAGTATTATCCGTCGGCCATGTTCCTGTTATATCGCCGGGTATTGTTGCAGTAATCCAGTTCCAACCTGTTAATAAAACATGTTCTCGATGATACGCCCTGTTCACGACACTGTTTACAATGCGCGAAAACATCGTTCCGGCGTTTGTAACGTACACATACGCGCCGTAAGTTAAAGGTTGTGCGTTTGCAGTACCCCACGCTAATCGCGCTATTCTAGTTCCTTCTATAGCGTGTCTAAGCATAGCAAAGTCATTGTTTACCGGCGACGACAAGGCTGTTGTCGCTACCAAACCAACGCTGGCGCGAAACCCTGGGAGCGGTGCCGGAAAACCGACTGCTGCAAACTGCGCCGCAGTAACTGCACCGCCACTGTTGACATAAATAGCCTGCCAATTGTCTGCGATATACTTTAAGCCGCCTGATACCAATTCCAAACCAATCGCGCCGAGTTCTTGACTGACTTCGCCGCCGCCGTTGATCTGCATGCCGGAGTAGGCCAGCGCATCGCCGACGCGGGCATCGGCATAGGCGCGCAGCGCAGTGTCAGCTGCGTCGACGTAGTCCTTCCTGACCGCGTTGGCGGCCGCCGGCGTGACCGGCAGCGACAGATGCCCAGACATGGTATCGCCGGTCTTCGTCACGAACGCAGTCGTATCAACGACTGGCATCGCGGTGGCTTGCACCCACTGCGAAGAATCGCCGTCGTTGTAGCGGACGTAGAGCATGCCGTTGTCGCTGTCCCACCACATGCTGCCGGCGACGGCGTTGCTCGGCGGGTTGGACGAGATCGTCACCTGCGAGGCGGCCAGCTCCCACTGCGCGGCATTGAACGCACCGGGGCCATTGGCGACGATCGCGCGCCAGATCTTGTCGGCACTGGTGACGATGTCGCCGATCGCATAGATCGCGGCACTATCGAAGAAGCGGATCGCTAGAAGAGGTTTTGGCGTGCCGAGCGTCGGTGTGGCGGCATCGCCAACGGAGATCTGTCTATTCGCGGTGTTAACCGCGATCTCGCCAGGCTCAAGCGTCGGAAACGGTGTCGCCGGCGTGGATGTGCGCCGATGGCGGTATTGGGATGTCATCGATCCCTCGTAATCAGTGCGTAATCTCGGCGAACGAGCGCCAACGCGACAGTACTCTCAGAAAGTCCCGGCGTCGATAACTGCCGGCATCGAACTGACCGTCGCCCAGACCATGCTGCCGCCGGGCGGGCTGGCCATGCGGGCATATTGCGAACCATCGTTCGGGGCGTCCGGGAAGGTGCCGCCGGTCAGGCCAATGGGGCCAGCTGGGCCGACGGCGCCCTGTGGGCCTTGGGTGCCTTGCAGCCCCTGCGGGCCGGTCGGCCCCATTGGGCCGGGACCGCCGGAGGGGCCGACATTGCCGACCGGACCCTGCGGGCCGATCGGACCCTGGATCCCCTGCGGGCCGGGCGGGCCGCCGCCGGTCGCGAACGCGGTCGGGATCACCTTGCCGAGGCCGGAGACGCCAGTCGCGGTCACCACCTCGGCCGGGTCGGCGTCGTCACTGGTCGGCAGCCACAGAGCAACGCGGGCGTTCTGGGTCATGGGATGATGATGTCCGAGGCGTGCCAAGTTCCCCACATGCGGCAGCCAAGTTGGGGCGCAGTCGAGAATGTGAGGTTGGCGCCGGAGCTGGAGAAGTCGACCGCCGGCTCCTGGACGATGCCGTCGATAGAGATTGCTACTTCAGCCACCTGCGTGGCGGCGACCGGCTGATCGCCGAGCGTCGGGTTCGGATAGGTCATGGTGAAATTCTTATTCACGCCATCTGGAATGGGCGCGATCTTGATCTTGAAGACGGAAATGGCGCCGGGCGCTAATTGGCTGGCCTCAACTAAAAGATCCCACTGCACCATTGAGTTAACGGTGGCGCCGACCGCGAGCGTCAGCGAGTTAGTGGCTTTGTCGACGGTGTAATCGGTGCCGCCGACCAATCGGATACCGTT